GTAGATGCAACTAATCCAGACTTTTTAGATTTTTGGTTAGAAGATAAATCTTTGTGGGATTACACCCCTCAGATATTGACCGACCACCACTACCATCAATATAATAACTACCCTATGGATCTAAGTAAATACCATAAAGAAGTAATGCGAGTAAATCCTTTATGGGCGATAGAAACTCCTGAAGGTTATAGTACGTTATTTACTAACCCCATACATCAACTCCCTACACCTATACATGCGATGTCTGGGATAATTGATACCGACTCCTATGCGTCTTCTGGATTCTTAAGTTTTTTTGTTACTAAGGGTTTTAAAGGGGTTATAAAACAAGGCACCCCTATGGTGCAGATGATCCCATTCAAACGAGAAAACTGGGACTCCATGTGGTCTAGCGTTGTTGTAGATAGCCAGGAAAAAGTCATCGAACAGCACAACAAGATAAAGCATAGTAGTATTAACCACGCTTATCGAGAACTGTTTAGAAAACTAAAAAGGTGGTAGGGATGTCTATTAGTAGAAAAGTTTTAGAGTCACTGAACTCCTTGGGAGTAACCCTTGCGGCTAAACCAGAGTTTCCTATTCCCGATCTGCCCAGAGATATCACTGAATTAGATGACGAGGGTTTGATGGACCTCTTTGTTCAGTTTACTCAATGGAATGATCATTTATCTGGAGCCAGAGCTATAGCCGTTATAAATGAGCGTGAGGCAGAACGAGTGTTAGATACTCATGAAGCTCACTCTATGCTTGCTAACTGGACTGATAGTAAGGCGGATAGAGTTGCTGTTACTAAAGCTAAGATAGCTTCAGATCCAAAGGTTATCGAGTTGCGTGAAGATTTAGATACAAAGTATGCTTTTAGAAAGATGATAGAAACGAGGGCAGAGAATGTCGAACGAGACTCCCAAGTGGTATCCCGGGAACTTACAAGAAGAACTTCGGACGGTGGTGGATTCCGTTCAAGAGTTAGAAAATTCACTACATAGTGAAACAGTCTTAGAAGAAGCTCAACGCCTCATCACTGGAGATAGAAATGCTACTTACGATCATCCTTTAGATAACTTTGGACGTATCGCTTCTATCTGGTCTGTAGTTCTAGGAATCCAAGTAACTCCTGAACAAGTCGGACTCTGTATGGTCGGAGTGAAATTAGCTAGAGAAGCTTATATGCCTAAACGAGATAACCTAGTTGATGGTGCAGGTTACTTTGGTACCGTTCAAATGGTTATAGAAGAGAGAGCAAGGCGTGCCTCGCAACCCAATATTTGATGGTGGGCTTGATCTAACTGACAAGTCAATAGAAAAATATATCGGGATAGATCAGTCCTATAGTGGATTCGCTATAACGATAATTAGTAAAGACTGCACTCTCTACAAGACCTTTGTTTACACTTCCCCATTACGTGGAGTGGAACGACTCAGAGATATTGCCTTATACATAGGACAGAATGTTTTTGAGCCTGTTACCAACGTACAAGGATCAGCTATGGAAGGCTACGCGTACGGGGCTCAGATGGCCCATATGGCTGGGGAAATAGGTGCCCTGGTAAAGCTTGAGCTTAGATCCTGGTTATATGAGACAGAGGCTAGGTACCCCTTTATCGTTGCCCCAGCTATGTTAAAGAAATACGTGACTGGCAAAGGTCAGGGAATCAAAAAGAATCAAATACTTTTAAATGTTTTTAAGAAGTGGGATGTTGAGTTTACCGACGATAACGCGGCTGACTCCTACGCCCTAGCTAGGATAGCTACAGGCAGAGCTGATACTGCATATGAGAAGGAAGTTATTACTAAGCTTTTAGACCCAAAATATAGGGAGAAACCCGTACTCTAATTCCTGAGGGCGCTCATAACTCGAACCCAAAGGAATACAACTCGTGAGTGAAACTAAAGAGCAGGACGATAAGTTCCTGCGTGTAAGCGCGGGCTCCAATGCCCAGTCCGTAGGCTCGGCTATTGCCCATGCCCTATATGAATCCCCAACCGTTAAGTTACGTGCAGTAGGTGCTTCCGCTGTAAATCAGGCTGTAAAAGCCATAGCTATAGCACGTGGATACGTAGCTCCCAGGGGGCTAGATCTTACCTGTAGACCAGGATTTACCACTGTAGACTCTCGTGACGGACAAATCTCCGCGATAGTCTTTACAATCAGCGTAAGCTGAGGTACCTTTAGAGTGAGATCTCAACTCTAACCTTAAGGAAAGAATATGGCAAAATCATCTATTCCAAGTCCAGAGGAAGCTTTGGCAGGCATGGCAGCACAAGGACGCACTCCTATGAATAAGGATGGCGTAAAGTTCACTGCTGGCGTTCCAAAAAAAGGTACTCTTGTTAAGAAGAAGAATACCGCAGCCGGCGATCCATACGCTCAGCCAGTAGGCATTCGTAAGAATGTTCCTGCAGGACGTGACCGTAATGGTGCAGCCTATGGCATCAAGACTTCCTACTTGAAGGCCACAAGTCCTGAAGCTGGTGCAACCCAGGCTAACGGCAGAAAGTTTAATTCTGTTGTAAACCGCACCAACCCTAACTTCAGTGACGGTGTTGCAACCTCCTACTAAGAACGTGTAGTATAGATACCGGTATGGGACCTTCCCATACCGGTTTCTAATTTCGTGCACCGAACGGAGAAGAAATGCTGGCAGATGCTTTGGCAGATTTTAAGAAACAAAACAATATAAAAGAAGTTAAGACTTGCTTAGTTGGCGAATGGATTTCAAAACTTTCTGAGCAAGATAAAAAGGATGCGGAAAGTCTTTTATTTGATGATCCTATTTCAAACCATAAATTAAGGCTATTTTTAAGGTCTATTGGGTTTGTTGTATCAGTTGAAACCATCCGTAAACATAGAATGAAAGGATGTTCTTGCTTATGGATGAATTAAACATAGGCGATGCCATAAAAAATTTTAGGGCAGATAACGCTAGTAAAGATGCTCTTGGAGCAATTAAAGATTTACTAGATCGAAACAATATTGATCTAGATGAAGTCGGTAAGATCAGCAGAGTAAGTCTTTATCAAACCGCAGCTAAAGATGCTGACGGCGAAATACAGACTAAGGATCTAATTGGCATACAGATTAGCCCTAAGTGGGAACAAGGACCTGAGTGGCCGGTAGTACAGCAAGCTCAGCCAGTAGTAATTAAGACCCCTTCGAAACCAAAAAAGGCTCCAGCATTAATTGGAGGTTGGAAACAAGCGGTAATCCTTCCTGATCCTCAAATAGGTTTTAGACAGTTTGATACGGGCCTAGACCCATTTCACGACGACGCAGCTATGGACGTTGCTTTACAAGTCACTAATGCTTTAGAGCATGACGGTGGAGTAGATCAAGTAGTAAACCTTGGAGATTTTTTAGATCTACCTGCTCAAGGTAAGTACGAACAAGAAGCAGCATTTGCGTTCACAACTCAGCATGCAATAGATCGAGGACATTTGTTCCTAGGTGAGCAGCGTGCCGCAGCTCCAGATGCGAAAATCGTTGTATTAGAAGGTAATCATGATCGACGCATGCAAAAGTTTGTGCAAGCCAATGCGCTTTCTGCGTTTGGGCTTCGCAGAGCAAATGTCCCGGACTCTTGGCCGGTAATGTCATTACCTTATTTGCTTCGTCTAGATGAACTAGATGTTGAATATATTGACGCATACCCGGCTGGAATGTGGTGGATTAACGACAGCCTTCGTGCAATTCATGGAGATAAAGTTAACTCCGGAGGAAGCACAGCTATGAAATACACAAACGAGATGCCGCACATCTCAACTGTGTTTGGCCATATACATCGTCAAGAGATCCAATCAAAGACTACGTTCGACAGAGCCGGAAGAATTAAAGCTATGGCTATCAGTCCTGGTTGCTTATGCAGAATTGATGGCGCAGTGCCAAGCGTTAAAGGCGCAGTTGGCATTGATGGGCGCCCTGTTACGTACTACGAGAATTGGCAGCAGGGAATGGCTGTCATTACCTACAAGCCAGAGGGATCATTCCACGTGGATTTGGTGCACATAGACGACGGTAAAACCCTCTACCGCGGCCAAGAGTTTACTTATTCTGCCAAGTAAATTCTTACGCGTTTACCGTCACAGTGGGGTTAATGTGTTGCATTATATGCATCATATTAGCCCCACTATTTTTTAAAAGGACTTTATGTAATGACGGACACACAACTAGCTATTTCTATCGTAATAGGAACCCTAACACTTTTGGGAATTATAGAATTACGAATAGCTAAACTTGTTAAGAGACTAGTTAAAGAATATTTAACTGAACTTAAACCAAACGGTGGAGGATCAGTTAAAGACAAGGTCGATGAAATTCATCGCTTGTTGATTAGCAAGGAAGATAAATGAATAAAGCAGCAATTGAATCATACCTCCGTAACCTGATTGGTCAGGTAATCGGCGCTGTCATGATCGTGGCTCAAACTAGCGGGGTAGCTTCTCCCCTAGAATTTGGCTTCGATGAGTGGATACTAGTAGCTAATGCTCTCTGGTCTTCCGCAATTCCTACAGTCCTACGTTGGGCTAACAAGAAGGACCCGGCTTTTGGTCGAGTAGCCTCAGCTGCAGCTGCAGAGCTTTCTGTAAAGCTTGCAGACGAAGCAAGAAAAGCTTCAGCTAAGGAAGCCGCTAAGGGCAAATAGAAGTAAACTTAGGGTATGCCTCAGTCACATCAAAACTGGCAATACCTAGGTGCTAATGGATACCTGGGTGCCTACGCCACCACCGGTGGCGGGGGTACTCCGGTTGTGCCTCGAAGTGATCTCGACTTCGAGCGTATGGGTATCGGCCGTACTCCAGAAGCTGAGTATCCAGACGGTTACTTAGGAACTATACGTTCACGACGTGACGATAAAGGCAAGCCGTATTCAGTATCAGATTCAGTTTTAGATTCTTTAAAGTCTAGACAAAACCAACGCGGGTATCAACGCGGTGTGCACAAGGGCGAGCGCATAGATGCTTCCCAATACATGTGGCCTGCAGATCTTAAACCAGATCGCAGATTAAATAAAAATTTATATTCAGTTGTAGAGAACGAAGGGGCCGTCAACATGATGGTTCGTCGTTATGCTCCAAATCCAGGTTTAGCTTTAAATACCAAGCTTGTTAATGATGGTAAGGCTAACGTATCTTCAAACGTGCCAGTTGAGTTCAACCCTAGAGTGGGCCAACAGTTCGCTCACCTACGTCCAAAATGGAACTAAATGAACTCACAAGACTCAATTTACGACCGCAGTAAGCCACGCGGAATTGTTGCCGACCAAGAAGAAGTCGGTATTCGTTATGACTATATGGGCCCATTTGGGTCAGTACAAGAACGTCTTCTAAGCCAGGCTCTTAATTCTATTACTATGCCTGGAGCGGAGCTACAGGGGGTTGTACGCCCTAATCTGCCTCAGATAGATCCATTTAGACCACGATTTGGTTACAGAACCCGGGCACTATCTATAACTGATGTCATGAATGTTGACGAGGAATTCCAGCCAGAAAGAGTTGACTTTACTGCTTCTAAAGCTGGGTACGAAGGAACATTGCGTAACGCACAAGGACAAGGATTTTGGTAATGGAGTATATAAATCCGGCATTAAAAGGAAAAGAACTTTGGTATTTTTACGCAGACTGGTGCCCTTACTGCCAGCAACAAAATCCTATAATGGATCAATTTGAATCAGACAATCCAGACATATTGGTAATTCGTATTAACTCGGAAGAATCCGACGCGTTAGAGATAAATGGTGTGTCTAGTTTCCCAACTTTTATGGTATTTAAGCACGGCGACTTCTTGACTTCTCTAAACGGTTTGACTCAAAAAGATGCTCTAGCGGAGGCGTTCAATTGAGCATCCCAACTTTTTACAACAATAGCGATTTCTGTCCAGGATGCGATGGCCTTATGACTCCTGTTGAAAAGCTATTCTCTGGATCTACAGGACTATGCCCACAGTGCAGAAATAAAGAGTACGCAAAGCAAGCTAAAGCTGCTATGGGGCCACGTCGATGAGAAAACCTCAACAGCCTAAAAAGCCTAGGATGCCCAAAACTGCTACACCTAAGGGCGCTAAAAGACCTAGGGTTGCTCAGACTGCTATAGGCAGTTTTTCTACAATGACCTGGGACAAAGTAGTACGGGATGCTCCCTGGGTATCTAGACAGTCAATGAACTTACATCCTGGAGATCCTTCTGCCATCTCCAGATACCGTAGCAGCAAGAAATTTACAGCTAGAACAAAAAAGGTTATTCGTCCTCGTATAACTAAAACAGTTAAGAAGAACACCAAACCCAGCACTGGAGTACGTAAAGCGGCTAGCTGGAGATCTGGTGGGGTAGCCACAGATAAACAGCGTAGAAGTACGCCTGGCGGCAAACTTTAACCATACACAGGAATACTAATAGGAGAAACTATGGCTATGAAGAAGTCCTCAGAAGCAGCGAAAGCTGGCAAGAAGGTAGACGGATTTCTTAGTAAGGGCTACAAGGTAGTCCCTCTTAAGCTCAAGACCGCTGAGGATCTAAAGCCTAAGAAAGACGATAAGAAACTTGCAGGAAAGAAGAAAACAAAATGAGCGCACCACGCAGAGAACGGGACAACCGCCGTCAGGCTAAGTTCCAGGACAGCGAAGATTACTTCCGTCGAATGATGGAAGAGACTCCGTCTGGTCGAGTAACTCCGGCGGATGTCGCACACATTTCTAAGCACCACGCTCGTCAAGTAAACGAGCGTCGCCCTGCAGAGGCCATGGGAATGACTCGAGGCGGACCACAGATTTCGTTTGGTTCTAGAGTCGTACGCACACCTAGATCGGAGCGCAAGCAATGATGCGTAGAGAGAAAGATAGTCGTCGTGTAGCTAAGTCTGTACGGACTCATCAGCTAACTATGGAAGCTTTTGGTAGAGCTAGTAACTCAGCTAAAGCTGATAACGAGGCTCATGCCGCTGACCCATGGAGTGTTAAAACTAAAGATTTACAAAGTCCTAGCGGTTTATATCGCAGAGCTAAAGAAACTAATGTTAAGTCTCCAGCACCTAAGGAAGGTAAATAATGGCAACTAACGAATCACGCTCACTTACTCAGAGCTTATCTGAGGGAGCAACGGACGGCAAGTATCGTAAGGCTCGCCCTAACACGACTGTTGCCTCAGGAAGCGGAGAAGACATCACCAACGCTAACCGCAATGGCCTTCATCCGTTCTACAACTATGGTTTTGTAAACTCAGAGGAAGCTAACAAGGTTAATCCGGTAGGAGACACCGCGTCTAGCCGCGCTCGCAAGTACCCTGTATTTGATATGGAAGCTAATCAGATGGGAGCAAACTACTAATGTGTGCTATATGTGGATGTGGAAAGAAAAAAGGTCAAGCCGGATACGGTAAAGGAAAGAAGTCTGCTGCTAAAGGACTATCTCCAAAGCAAAAGAAGATTGCTGGAAAAGCTGGCGACCCAAAGAAAATTGATGCTGCTGATCTAGCCGCACTTAGGAATAAAAAGAAGAAGTAAATGGCTAAGACAGCGGTAGGTGGGGACGACGATCGTCCTAAAAAGTTTACAGACAAGATTAAGAATAGCCCTGCCGCAAAGATGTACAAAGAGGAAGGCGCTAAGAAAGTTGCCAAGACTCTTGGAGGTATGGCCGCAGATGTTGTCTCAGAAGCTGCTTCAAAAGCCAGCTATCATCTTGGTTTAACTGATAATCCTTCTCAAGCTCATCCAGCAACTGCCGGTATAAGAAACCGCGGAGGCGGATCTCAGCGCGGAAGTCAGTTTCATTCCAGTGTAAGCAACTCTAGAGCTAGCAACATGTGCGCTACCTGTGCAATTGAGAGCTTTAATGGACAATACTGAGAATAAGGGTTATTCGGTAGAAACTCCCAATCCTTTTGTAAAGAGTAAAAGAGGCGGTACAAAAGGTAACAAAGGTGGAGGATCTAAAAGCGTACTAGAAGGCGGACCAAGACGAGGTAGAGAACACCTTTGCTGGGGACCTTCTTGTGGTTCTGACGCTACTCGCTTAGCCGGTATAACTAACCGCAATCCAGAAACTTCTCCTGTAGAGCCCGTGTCCTTTGTGCCTTTGTGCCAAAGCTGCGCTGGTAAAGTTAAGCGCAGGGCTGAGAAAAAAGGTTTAGACGCTCCAATGATTACTCCTATGACTCGTGATGTAAGCGAGTTGTACAAAATGCAGGTGGATGCTCCCTCAGCTACCCCAGATCCAAATGTAGAAAAGTTTATTAAAGCTCACCGTGCTGGAGATGAATCCATACACAGCATGGGCGCAGCTAAAAAGAAGCATCAAACAGCTGGAGGACGATGGGTAACTAAGTCCGGCAATCCCAATACTGGCGGTAAACCAATATTCAAAGTAGCCGCTGACGTGCGCCGTAGAAAAGAAGCAGAGGGCTTAACTATGCGTGCATTAAAGGGAGAATTTGAGTCTTTAAAGAATGGCTAAAATTTTTGTTCCTAGAGAACGAGCTAGAGGTACAGGGCTTCCTCAGGAAGAAGTAAATAAGCTCATAGATATGAACGTATCTGTAGGATCCAGAATTAGCTATAAGCATCCAAAGAGAACTAAAGCAAAGCCTACCTCTGGAATGCCGGCTGCCAGACATGTTGCTGAAGCTGTTCAAGGAGGTCATATTACTCGTGAAGAGGCCAGAGATTTAAATAGGCATTATCTTCAGTTTATGCCAGCTACAGAGGCTGAAATAAAGCCTAAGAAGCCAGCTAAAAAGAAGGCAGCAACTAAGAAGGTCCCTAAATCCCCAGACTATGAGATCAGAACTGTAAATGGCCGTGAATTTAAAGTTTATAAGATTCCTGAAGATAAAAAAGCTATAGAAAAAGTGCGTAAAGAGGACCGAGCAGCCTCAACTTCTCTATATAGACCTAAGGGTATCAAGT